TACGTTTAACAATAATAAATAGCAATTTGAATTAAATTATAAAATAATTACCATTTGTGTCTACTAATATAGCAATAGAAATATCTCTTAACAATGGACTTGGCGCAGATGATTTAATTTTAATTCCAGTATTTGAAGAGCCGTCAATGTCATTCGATCCATTCAAGAACATAATGCTTTGGTTATTAAATAGAATAGTCAAATTCGTGTACATTCCAAAGTATTGCTCTCCGTTAATAGTATAAATTAGCGGATAAGTTGCAGATACTACTCCGTTTCCTCTTGTCGGATTCAAATACCAAGCACTTATAACTTGAAAGCTTGCACTTGTCGGAACCATATTAACAGTCGTAGGACTACCAAGATATACGTGGCGATGTCTAAACTGCATATTTGCTTTGCTATTCGGAGTATTGTTGAAAAAGCTAAATATGTAATTTTGTTGGAAATTAGCTGCCCAATAAATTATTCTTGTACCTTGAGACTGATAGGTATTGTTTTTGTAAAAATACCAAGTAGCTGCTTGGTCTGAAAATATTTGTTGATTAGTGCCATTAATTACAAGTCCTGTCTGACCTGGAGCATTTGCTCTAAAGTAATCTATTTCCATAGGTAAGTAAACTCGAAAGTAATACTGACCTACCGGTACGTTATATTGATTATTATAAATTTCAATCTTTTGAGGAACAGTAATTAAGCTAACATTATAGCTAAAATATGGACTGTCAAATATTACTTGGACATCATTCAAAGGATAGAACGAAGGGACAATAACATCGAATCTTAGATTGTCTTGTCCAGAGTTCCCGTTTGTAATTGTTAAAACTCCTGTATAATAAGCTCTGTCTGTAGGAACTGCTCTTGTATTTAATCCTGTTTGGTTTCCTTCGTTATAATCTAAGTTCTCAGTTATTACTCCGAAGGTATAACTTGGCTGCGCAAATACATCAAAATAAACAAAGTTTGACTCTGTGTAATTGTTTTGCATATTTCCTCCGCTTCCTGTAGCTTTAAACGAATAGCTTCCTACAGTATTAGCGTAGATGCTAAATGAGATAGTAGCCGAATAGCTACTTGAAAGAGATTGGCTTGTCGTAAAACTAACAATTTGACCGCTTACATTTACTGACCAATTAGAAGGAACTGAAATGATACCATTATAACTAACTCCATTAGGCAAAGCCATCTGTAAAGTTATATTACCATTTGTAGCTACTACTTGATTAGTTATATTTAGCGTTACAGTTCCTGTCGAACCTCTATTAATAGAAGTCGGAGATATAAATAATGCAAGCTGGACTACTGGATATTGGTAAACACAAGAGCCTTGAATGTTCGCTTGATTCTGACCATTAGCATTTAGCCAATTTGATGCTTGAGCATAGCTCATTTGATAAGCATTTGAGTCAGCATCTGCTTGGCTAATTAAACTCGTGTAAGTATTTGTGTAGTATGGCGAATAGATTTGCTCGTAAGAACCAGTTCCGAAGCCTCCGCAATCGTTCTTTTGGTAAGTTTGATCCAAGCGAACAGTCTGCGTAGAAGTCCAAGTCTGAGTAATTACTTGAGTCGTAGTCGTATTGGAATATTTTACTACCGTTTCGCCTCCGCCAGTTACCGAAGCGTAGTTATTATAAGTCGCATTTGAGAACGTTCTAACGACAATCGTCAGCGTAGTCGTTTGACCTACTGCTAAAGTGCCGTTAAACTGCGCATTTACTACGTTATTAGCTACGCTTACGCTCCAATTAGTTCCCGAATAAGATTGGTAAATTAAATTAGCTTGTAAGTTATCCGTAACGAATACCGTTCCGCTTGTTGAAGCTTGACCGTTATTTGTTAAACTAATTGTAAAGTTGAAATTCTGACCATTAAACGCTTGGCTTGGAGCTGATTTATTAATCGTCAAGAATGGCTTTGCTACATTACAAATCTGGCAATATTTATACCATTCAGTCGGGAAAACCGTTGGCAATATTCCATCTGGTTTAAACTCTGAGTTTTGGTTTAATGGTATTGTCTGACCTTGTGAGTTTTGTAATTGTCCAAGCTCAGCTGCCGTAATAGAAATAGGGGGATTCGCTAATGATTCCCCCGTAATCTCGTTATAAACATCTGCAAAGGACATCTGTCCCGAAGCTTGTAATGCCATCTATTGACCTAATGCAATAAGTTTTACTTCTAATTCGTTAATCTTCTTTTGTTGCTCTTTGATTGCCTCAATTAATAAAGCCGAAATGTTACCATATTCAACTCCAAGAAGTCCATCGTTTCCTTTGTTTACGATTTCTGGTAATACTCCTTGAATCTCTTGAGCAATTACTCCAGCGTGTCGCTTAGAATCGTCTTCTTTAAACTCGTAAGTATATCCGTTAATTTGCTCAACTTTCTCAAGTGCATTCTCAATCTTGGTAAGATTCTTCTTTAAGGTAATATCAGAGTTAGCCGTGATTGTTCCTGTTGCACGAATTGCTCCGCTAACATACAAGCGCTCTCCATTATCTGAAGTAGTACCCATAAGAATATTACCTCCTGGAGTAATTCGCATTCTTTCAGATGTGCTTCCAGCACCAGCATCTCCTGTATAAAAATAATGTCCACCACTATTGCCAGCTCCTTGAGCAAAATAACCTAATCCACCAGCTCCAGCTGAGTTAGTTGAACCATTCCATCTACCTATACCTACGTTAAAACTTGTACTTCCGCCATCTCCTAAAATTAAATTACCTTGACTTTGCGCTGAATTACTAATTTTTAAAACATCTAAAACGTGAAGATTAGCTTGTGGTGAAGTTGTACCAATTCCTACATTACCGCCAGAAGTAATTCGCATTCTTTCGGTATCGTTAGTAAAAAACATTAATGGCTGTGCAATCTGAGAATTTATTGCAATACCTCCTCCATTTAAAGAACCAATATAACCTTGAGCAGTTGAACCAATATTAAATCCTAAGATTGGATAAGCAGAAGCTGATAAAGTTAATAATTGATTTGGAGAAGTTGTTCCAATTCCTACATTGCCTCCATTTGTTATTGTCATTCTAACTGTTGCAAATGTTGCAAATTGCAAAGCAGTATTTGTGTTCATATCTACTACTCCAGCATAAGCCAAAGAACCAGTTGCAATAGTTCCAGCAGTAACTCCTTCAGTAGCCAAAAACATTTGTGAGCCATCGTTTACTACTGAAACAATATTAAATGCAGTACCTGTGCCATCCGCTTGAATCGTTCTTGCGCCTACTCCAGAAGTTCCAGTAACGTGCAATCTATAACTTGGAGATGTAGCTCCAACTCCTAAACGCTTATTTGTATTATCCCAAAATAATGCTGAATCTCCGCTTACTGTTCCACTACCATTCCAAAAAGTCACATACCCGTTTATTCCTGTTCCTGTAACTGGATTGGTTAAAACTGCTTGATACTGAGGAATATTTAAAACTCCAGTAGTGCTATTATATGTTGAAGCTCCGCTTGTTCCTGTTGTTGTTAAAGATATTGCAGCTCTTGCTAAAGCATCGGTATATTGAGTAATCGTAGAACTAAAAGCTCCAGTTGATGAATTGTAACTAAGTCCTGTTGCAGCTGAGAATAAAGCACGAATTGAGCTATCAGTATAAACCGTACCCGAATAGCTGATTGCACCAGTCGAAGAGTTGTAAGTGATTCCTGTGCCTCCGCTAAATAAAGCTCTAACGCTTGAGTCTGTGTAAACTGTTCCCGAATAAGAAATAACTCCTGTAGTAGAGTTATAAGAAATGCCTGTACCTCCGCTTAGGAATGTCGCAGTAATACCACCAAGTCCAGCAAGCGTGTAAGTAGGAACGTTTAAAACACCAGTCGAAGACGAATAAGTAGAAGCTCCAGACGATCCCGAAGTTGTTAAGCTTATCGAAGCTCTTGCTCTTGCCTCCGTAAAGTATCTATTCGTAGGAGTTCCAGTTTCTAAAATATCGTCTGCATCTAAAACTACAGTTCCAACTAATCCATTTACCGAGATAACTGCCCCACCAATCGCAGCTTGTAAGTCTGCAATCGTCTTCTTATAAAGAGTTCCAGTAGTTGCATCGCCAATCGGGAATAAGTCCGTTGACTGAATCGTAGTTTTAGCAACTAATTGATTTATTTTTTTATTCGCCATTGTTAACTTGGATAATTAAAATCGGTAGGAATTTGACATCTATTAGAAAGCATTGGAAAGGAGATAGTAACATCTGCCTTCACTCCAGCTAAATAATCTTTCTCGTTCTCTGTAAAGAACTCTAAAACAACATTATCACCAATCTCCCAATCGAATTTAGGAAATCGAAGCATCGAAATAATATCTTGCGCAATAAGTAACTGGTCGGAAAGAACTTCTGTTTCATTTGTTTCGTCTTGTAATTGTCTATCTAAGAAGAATAAGCTAAAAGACATATCCAAAGATTTGCCGTTTATTTGGCTTCCAGTTAACGAATAAAACATTGCTGGATAAACATTATCAGTCTGAGCAAGAAACTCCCATACATCGCCAAAATAAACCGTATTAATTTGGTCGTGGCTTAGTGCTATGTCCTTTATCAGCTTTACTGTCTGATTGAGTGTTAATTGTTTTATCGCCATTTTGGTTTAAATAAACTTTAAGCTTTTCAATGTTTTTCTTTGAGTAATCCTTTGGCATATTAGCAACAGAAACCAGTTTGTCCTTGATACTTTTCTTCGAATGATAAACCACTTCCGCATCCTTCACAATCTCCTAAATAAATAGAAGTCTGATAAGCAGAATTCTCTGGATGGATCGCATCTAAACCACTACCAGGATTTAAGTATAAATTGTACTTGCCTTGCGCTGCATTCTGCTTTAAGAATTTAACCGTTCTCTCAGCGTAGAACTCTGCTCTCTTACGATACCTTGCCGAGATGTCAAGCAAATCTTGCATTTGTGGCTGGTCTGTATTGTCCGAAGTCTTACGAACTAATCCTTTGTTGTAGAATTGATAGCTTAATCCAGTAGGCAATTCGCTTAAAACGTAATATACAAGCGTGTCTGTGATATAATTATCCAAGAGTGCAACCTCATCAGAATCTAAATTATCAGCTACGATGCCATTTTGCAACCGCTCATAAAGAGCAGTTCCTAAAAGCGGATGTATGTACATATCTTGCGCAGTTTTAATCTCTGGCAAAACAAGTTTGTCATCTACGTTAGCGTGTAATCCAGTCCGCTCTTTAATTGAAGAGACCGAAATAAATAAAGTATTCTTCATCTTATTATGCGTAAATCAGATTAACAACTACGGCATTGATTTCAGTAATACCACTATCGTTATCTTCAACATTTTTCGTGATGGCTATTGTAATCCCGTCGCTAAAATTTATCCCAACTTCCGAAGATATAACAATATGGCCAGGTTGGTTAATTGGTGGCACGGGTATAGTCATTACGGGAATGTCGGTTTCGAAATCTTGGAAGGTAGATGTATTGTAAATTTTCAAAAAATAAATTGTTTCGCTCAGACCAAAAGCTGATATTGTGTATAAATTACCCGCTGAACCCTTTACAATCGTTATGTTTGTTGATTGATCCGAAATCAATTTAAATGCAGTCGTGCCCCCTATTCCTTTCGACAAAGAATGTTCAGCGCTTGGTAAAGGATTTTCTGCGCTCGCATCTATAATATCATTACCATCTACGAATTGTGCTCTTGCCATTGTTTTTTTATTTAAATTATCATTTTTTAATTACTGTTTGAGCGTACCAGCGATGTCTGCAAGAAGGAGAATGCTCTCCGTTAGGCATTGTCCACCAACCGCCTCTTCTATCAAATACTGAATAGCCTAATCTTGCGCTAATCGCTTCAATTTCAGCTCTTGAATACAATCTATCTAAAGCCATTAATCGTGCGCAGAATTGTCTTGATGGATGGTCTGAAGTATTACGCTGATTGCTTGGAATATCTGTCCGCCATTCGTAAGAATAACGAATCATAAAAGAAGTAGTCTGCGCCTTTGGAGCTTGCAACTCGCTTAAAGGTCTTGGCAATGTTCTCTCAATTATTCCTCTTGACTCTTTGCTCTTTAAAATGCCTTTAGTCTCTAATCCTTGCAATACTCTTTGAACGATTTGCAAATCTGTCTTTGTAACTCCAGCAATAACCTCAGCAGTTATTCGCTTATCCTTTTGAATCAAGTCTAAGATATTAGCTTCTAAAGTTGTCAAAGCTTGCTCTGCAAACTCTAAGTTCATTTGCTCCTCTGCTTCGTTAGCAACGGAAGAGAATACCTCTCTTGATTTAAAGATTGAATAGTTTTCTTTGCTTTCGCCACAATTAGCAAATAAGTCAATGATTAAATCATCGCTAAATTGCATCTTAAAATTAGACTCTAATCCAGTTGCTGCGTCTGGTATAATTTGCGCTCCTTCAGCAGTAGCACTTAATCCAACAATAGCACGAATCTCATTGGCAGTCATTGAGTTCAATACCTTCGTAGCAACTATAGGAGATAGGCTATTGATTGCATCTACTACATCTTGAGAAGTTGAAGTTGTTTTAGCTTCTAAAGCTGGCGCACCAAGCTTCTCACGAATCTCGTCTTTAGTTAAGTTTTGCGCAATAATTTCAGAGCTAAACTCAATACCAATAGGCTCAACAGGTATAATCTGTAATTTGCTTGTAGCTCCTTTTAACTTGGCTAATTCTGTAAATATTTGCTCAAGATAAATTTGCTTATCGTTAACGTATGTATTTTGAAAGATTTCATAAGAATCTCTCATTTGTTGTCTTGTTCCAAGTTGTCCTGGAGTAGCAATACCAAACAAGTCAGGAGCAGTAATTTGATGTCCAGCATATAAGTTTTGTTGGATTAATTTATCAACATTCTGAAAATCTTCTTTAGTTATATCACTTGCTCCCAAATCATCTACGATAGGCTTTCTTGAAGCATCGTTTGTAAAGCTTAGAATAAACTTCTTGCCGTCTGAACCTGTGAAACGATCCGTAAACTTACGCTCAATCGTGCGCTTTTCGTCATCTGTTGGCTCGCCATTTGGCAAGGTAATTAACTTGCTTGCAGAGAATCCTGTTTGAGCATTGCCAAGAACGTGCTTAGAAATCTCAATGTCTGATTCAATGTAATTTAAAGCTCCGAAATAACCCGGTAAAGCGTAAGCATTTAAGTTAGGACGATACTCCTTTAGGTAAAGGATTTGGCTTCCTGTTCTTAATTGTGTATTAAACGCATTGTAAACCTCTCTCTTATACTTATTATCTTTCCAATTCTCTGAATACCAGAACTGCGTATTGTCTTCATTAGAGCGAACCTTAGTATAGTCCAAGTGATAAATCTCAGCTAAGTTTCCGCCAGCTTGTGACCAAATAACTTGCAAGTAAGCTCCACCGAATATCTCAATATCAGTAGAAGTCTTGCGTAAAATTTCGGTTAACGATTCTGATTGGTTTGCGGAGGCGATGAATTGTTCAGCAATGGGATCGGAATCCCCTACAATTTTGAAACCATTACCAGTAATATAGTTAACCTTGCCTTTAATTATCGCATTGTGCTTGGCTGACTTGTTAAACAAATCATTCAAGTAATTAGGATAATCGTTTTTAAATCCGAATTCAATATAGCCTCCTCCTTCGCCTTTCTTCTCTCTATATTCTGGTTGCTTTGCTTCCGCAAAAGCCAAAACCGTTAATTGATTACTCATATATCTCGAACTTTGTATGTATTTGTCGTGTTAGCGTAGCTTGTGAATGCGAAATCCGTAGCATCTTTAAGATTCATTTGTCCAACTTCTACAATCCCAGTAGCTAAAGCTGGATTAGTATTTGAAGAACTTGCTTGCTCATAGATAGTATAAGTATATTCTCCGCTTGTCTTGCTTCCAAAGTATGTATTTGTAACAATATTAAACGAATTAAATCTATCCTTATAAGCAGATAAATCAGCAGAACCAAGAACGACAAAACTAATCGTTTCATTTGTCAATCTTGACTCGAAAATAAATAGCCAATTCGGATTTGTTAGCGTAGCCTTTTCGGTTAGCGTTAAAACTATATTATCCGTTTGTCCTTTCGTTAAATGAATCATCGTTAATAAATAGCAAACTATTATATTATTATTAAACAAAAAAAGGGAGGAACATCTGTCCTCCCCCTAACCGTCAACCAAACGACTATCTTACGAAGCCGAAGTCAAACCAGCAATGATGCCAGAAGAAACTTCTGGAGCTAAAGCTCCTTCGCTTCCTGTGAATGTTAATGTGTAACCAGAACGATCTCCGTTAGCCGTTCCTGTCGAACCATTACCACCAGTTAATTGCATTGAGCGTGTTTTACCAAGATACCAATATTTTCCATTGTTATCCCCTACAACTACTTTCAAGTTGTTCTGAGCAAGCAATAAAATCTCGTTGCGAGTGTTTGCTTGTAATTTGTTTAGAACGATAGAAAGTTCTTGAGCGTAGAAAACAGTACCATTTACTACAGATGCGTTAATATTCTCAGTCAATGAAGAAGTGCCAGGTACTAATTCGTATTTGCGGAAAACTTTTCCCGATCCTTTTACGATTGCAGATACCACGCCACTTGCTTCTGTGATTGATGAAACATTACCAGCTTCAATGAAATAGACTTCTGTAATTCCACCTAAAGAATCTCTACAATCCAGCGTATATCCTTGAGTTAATGCGCAAGCCATATTATTTTTTCTTTTAAATGTGGAAATAAGGGGAAGCCAACCTAATGAACTCCCCCGAATTTATATTAAGCTAAAATGAAGTCAACTACCTCAGTTGGGAATGCGATGTTTACACCCATCTTAAACTCAGAAACAAAACGTACTTGGTCAGCCTCCTTAGCATAGAACAATTCGAAACGCTCTTCTTCGTTTAACAAGTCAGTTCCTAAGAACATATTGCTAATGCGAGCAGCGTAGATTTTAGAAGTTCCGTTCAAGCCTGGAGTAGCGATAACTTTAACAGGAGTACCTGGTAAGAAGAACTCAGAATCAGCTTTACCATCGAAAGTATAAGCAAACAAGTTAGCGTTCTTCAAAGCGATAGTGTAAGTGCGGAATACGTCTTGACCTACGAAGATAGCTACATCGTCTTTTCCTACGATTTCAGCTGGAATAGCCTTGTAAACTGCGTCTAATACTGCAACTACGTTAGAAGTAGTGATACCAGCAGAAGCAGCCAATGGGGTTCCGTAGTAAGTAGTAGTGTTAGCGTGAACAACTGAAGCAGAAGCTGCATTGATTAACTTAGCAAATCCATCGAATTTGTTCAAGTTTACGTTTGCCGAACCTGTATCTCCTTGCCAGATAGCAGTCTCTAATTGAGCTGCAATCTTATCAGCCTTACGTTGAGAGTATTCAGCAGAGAAAGCGATAGAATCATAAGAAGAACCAGCAGTTAAAGCTTTTTGCAAATACTTAGTTTCCAAATCTTTTGGACATAAAGCCTCGTTAACTTTGATTTTACCTACAGTTACTGTACGCTGAGTGAATGAAGTAGAACCAGAAGCAGTAAATCCGCAAGATGAACCATCTTGGAAGATTGCGTCTGTGTCCATAATGTTGATTGTTTCAGCAGACTTAACGCCTACCATTACGTTTCCTTGAGACTTAATCAAAGAAGCCGTCTTTGCGCCTAATACTGAAGAAGCAACTAATTGCGCTGCATTTTCTTCTGTGTAGTTAGAAAGAGATGATACTACAAATGCCATTGTGTTTTAAATTAAATTGTTAAAATTACTTTACAAATTTGTTTAGGAAACGATCCACCTTATCAGCTTTCGATTCCGTTACTTTAAATGCTTGCTTTGGTGCTTGGATTGGATCGGCACTCGGTAAAGTAGCTAAAGCTTCTAATGCACCAATTACCTCGCTAAATCCTTGCTCAAACTTGCCTTCGATTTCTGTTAACTTAGCTTTTAAAGCTTCGTTCTCAGCTTGCAAGTAGCCAATAGTAGCATTCATTTCTTCGAATTGGTTTGGCTCTTCTGCCATTTCAACCGCTTCTTCAACCTCTGGAGACTCAGCCATAGGAGATTCAATTCCCTCAACTTTGCCATCCATTACCGAAATCATAGTTCCGTCAGCAAGCTCATATTCCCCAGATGGAGCAGCTACTGCGTTACCTGACTCGTCAACAAGCATAGCTTCTGCACCAATCTCTAAAGCTGACAAATCAATCTTACTTCCGTCTTTAAGGTCGTAAGTTTCAAATGCAAATTCAGTAGCTGGCTCAGATGCAACTTCCTCAGTTTGCATTTCGGGTGCTTCCGAAAGCAATACCTTGATTTTTTCAATCGCTTCTGTTACTGTCATTGTTTGTTTTACTGTTTGTTTATAAATAAATTAATCAAAATACTTTATCGTTTAACTTGGTCAAGTATCTCTACAATTTTAGACCACATCGCTTCCTCAACTGAAATAGGTTGCTTCTCCTTTTTGTAGTTAAAGATGCCTTCAACTGAAAAACCTTTGAATTCTCCGCTTTTAATTTTGCTCCAAACTTCTTCATTTTCAACTTTAAAAGAACCAAACCAAGAACCCTCTGGCGCATCTTCAAAGCCTTTCATAGCTTGAATGCCACGCTCTGAATCAACGATAAAACTTTCGAACATCGTAACTCCATCCACTTGCTTATCGCCATCGTGCATCAAGTTTACGTTTGATTGGTATCCTTTCTTGAAGAACTTCTGCGCAATCTTTTCAATAGTCGCTTTTGTAAATGTTACATAGTATTCTCCATTTGAATCGTTACGATAAATTGGAGTATCTGCTAACATCAAAGCACCAGAAACGATTTTCTTTTCTTCTGACTGAATCGCAAAGTTTGTTCTTGCCTCCTTGAACTTAAGGAAGTTTCTTTCGATTGCTGGACGATCTACTAAAGCGACGAAGTCAACCTCTGCCCCATCGTTTAAATCATCCGAAATTTCTAATTGGTAAATTGGTAGTTCCATATTAAATTCTTGCTGCGTTTTCTATTCTTTTAATTCTCTTTTGACTTCCTGTAATATCACTCTCAACTACATAGGCTCTTGCCACTACGTTTTGAATTGTGTTTAAACTTGCTTGTCCTAACTCTGTAGGAGTTGGCGGAGTGAATGTTTGCTGAACTGGAGCTTGAGTGTTTACGCTTGGCATTGCCATTCCACTACTATTCCCGAATTGTGGAACATCTGTGCTTACAATAGCATTTACGTTAGCTAATCCTGTAGCAATAACTGTTCCCGCAGCGATTGCTCCAAATGGAGGAGGATAAGCAGCCAATGCTTTAGATGCTCCAGCATAAGTGTCAATCGTTGCTTGAGCAATAGCTAAAGCTTTGCCAGCTAAAGTATTTCGTCCTATTAAATTAGCTGCCGCTCCAACTGCATTACCGATAATTGAAAGCTTTGCCTCCTCAGTTAATACTCGAATTTCTACTTCTTTCTTTCCAGCAGCCTCAATAGCTTTACCGATTCTTGCAATTCTAAGCTTTTGGCTATTCTCTCCACGCTCTTCTAATTGGTCAACGATTGACCTTGCTCTTCTAACTTCCTTAATTCGATCCTCATAAATCTTTTTTTCGTTAGCTTCGTAAGCCTCAAATTTGCGATGTTGCTCTTCTTCGAAAGCTTTCTGCGCCTCCTCTGCCTCTTTGCGTTCTTCTTCCTTTCTCTTTTCCTTTTCGCTTTTTACTTTAGCATCGTAGCTCGCTTGAATAACAAGCTTCTCATTATAGCCATTTTGTAAGTTTTTATTCTCCTCGTCTGTTAATTGCTTACCATTACGCTTTCTTGCTTCAAGTACGTTTATATCTTCTTGAACAATTTTCTTGCGAAGCTCTGAAATCTTCTTTTCGCTTGCTCCTTGAGCCTCTAATACTTTTAATTCACGCTCATAAGTTGCTTTTCGATTAGCTGAATTTTTTGCATAAAGCTCTAAAGCTCTATCTGTTTTAGAAGTAATACCTACAAAATCTGTTACTTTCTCAACGATCCCCCCTATTACATTTGCGACAGTCCGCAAACCTGGTACAACTTTTAAAACTGCTTGGCTTACTTTATCAAAATTAGCTATTAATAAACCTAATCCGATTGCTAAAGCTCCAATTCCTGTAGCAACAATAGCACCTCTTAGCGTACTGAATGCAGTAACTACTTGAGTTCTTAATACTAATGCTAAGTTTTTAAAGCCATCAATCGAAGAAAATACCGTATTAAGTCCTTCAGATAATGCTAATGCAGCTTGAACTTTTAGTAATTGCTTTTGTACATTCTCAGACTCTACCCCAAATAAAGCTAATGCGCCTTGCGCTCCAGCAAATGCACCAGCTACACCTTGAATTGATTGTGAAAATGCCTTAAACTTTGCGTCTGGACTAAATGCTTCGATTGTATCCTTTGCATCTCCGATACGATCCTTTAATTCAGCTGCTCTTCTTGCTGCGTTAGCTATCTCTGTTGCAGATGCTCCAGCAGTATCTTGTAATCTTGCTAAGTCTTGTACTGCTTCCCTAAGTTGAGAGCGCAGACTTTTGGTATCTGCGACAAGATTAATACCAACCGTTTCGTTAACTGCCATCTATTCGTATGTTAATTCGATTACTCTTAAAAGTTCTACTTTGGTCGTTTGTGGAATGGTTGGGTTGAAGTCAATGATTTTATTTAATCTCCATAAAGCTCCATCTATGTAAATAAGTTGAGCAAAATCAAGCGAATAAATATCTGCAACTGTCAAGTATAAATAGCAAGTAAGAAGCTTACTATCCTTAGAAGTTATCTCAGCCAAATAATCTCCCCAAAAAGCAGTAAATAAATTAGCACTTGGATAAGGATTTGTAAGCGTGAAATAAACTTGATTAGGTACTCCGAAGTTTAAGTCATTTGTAGGAATAATTGGATTGTCTAAATGTCCAGCATATCCATAAGTCGTTCCTGTATGCAAGTTTCCAGTAGAACCGATTGGATCTTTAATCTTCCAAGAACTAACTCCTTCAATATAAGCATACTGCATTATTCGGATATTGCTATCCATTGGCACTTCAGTTCCATCTTCTATTTTAAATATAGAAGCGCAAAGTTTATCATCTCCACTCCTTCCGACTAATACGCTTGGCGAAAATATTACTTTAATCTCAGTTCTATCTTCTGCAAATTGAAATTTTGTATCTTCTATTCTATCTGCATAAGTTTGATTATATTTTTGATTATAAACCTCATTATAATAATCCGAATCTTCTGTATAAATAAAGTCGTAATATCTCGAATTTAATTCGCTCATTGGAGATATTGAAATCTCTTTTGAATAATCAACTTTATTACTCCAATCAATCGAATCTGCAATAGGATCGGAAAGCAATAATAAACCAGTCGTATCTCCAGCTTCTCCGTGTAATAGCAATTCACCTAAGTCGTTAAGCTTTAAGAATCCAGCTCCTGTACGATAAAAGTCGATGAATGGCTCAATTAATAGTTTCTTTGTTTCGT